TGCCCACCACCCATATGTACACCACCACCAGCAAACATTTGTCTAGTGTCACCTACAAAACGACCACCTTGGTTCATTTGTTGGAAACCATCGCCGTGACTGTGTAATTCTGGATGATTATGAGGTTGTTGTTGCATCACTAAATCTTGACCAAATCCACCTTGTTGCGCATATACTGGTGGTGCAAATGTAGGGAAAGGTGTGCTAAGAGAAGCAAGTCCTGGAGCTGCCAAACTTTCCATACCTAAACTAGAGTTAATGCCTCTAGTTTCTAATAACTCGTTACCTCTACTAATTCTATCTAAAGCAGAAGCATATTGACTTACTGGTTGCTGACCACCAGAACTTGTCATAGTGCTACTAGATCCTCCTGGTAAACTGAGTACACCAGAATTAGTTCCTGCTGGGGCACTTCCTTGTATTGGTGCATTAGGAATACTTGGACCAGAAGATAACCCTCTAGTCATGTACGCAGGAGCATTACCCATACCTGACATTTCGCCTTGTGTTTGTTGTGGTAAACCTATAGCAACATCGCCAACAGTTTTTACTGCCCATTGCTCTAGTGGATTAAGTGCTGAGTAAGAACCACTAAGCGAAGCAAGTGCTCCTGGACCATATGCTCCACCACCCATAGTACTGCCTAAATGACTTACAATCTTAGGATCCATACCTAAATTCATTGCAGCTGTTACAGAGTCAACGCCACTAGCTGCCATTTCTGCTTCTAGAGCAGTTATTTGACTGTTACTTAAAGCTAATTCACCACCAAAGCCAAAGTTTCTAGCTGCACCAGAACCCACGTTTTGGAAAAATCCTGTTATACCTGTCTGCCCTCCAGCCATTGGAGTCCAGTTAGCTGTGTTAAAAAATGCACCTATTCCTTGTTGTCTTGCTGCTTCTACTGCTCCACCCATGCCTGCACCTTGTAGTGCTGCACTTCCACCATAAGCAATCGCCATGTTTCTTAATATGTCTTCTTTTGGCATTGCGGAAGTTTTAGTTCCTACACCAGCTCCAATAGATGCACCGACTGGTCCACCAATCATAAACCCTACTGTTGCTCCTATAATTGGACCAGCTTTTTTAACAGTTTTTCTTACGCTTTTCCATGTCTTTTTTAGCCAACCTGCTTCGTACAACCCTGTTTCTGGGTTAACAGACATAATTCCCGAACCAACTACATATTGATCCATAGGAATATCTTCGTTCTCAAAAGCTAATTGTAGATCTTTTCTAAGTCCAGGATTCTTGGCAAGAATCTCTTCGGGAATAATTGTTTCGCCTGTAGTTGTGTGGGTAAGATTAGTATCCCCATTGCGACCTTGAGCAGCTAAGTACTCTGCAATGCCTGTTATACCTTGTCTTGGACTTTGTTCTGTAACCACTACGAAATTGAACCTCTCTTGTGCGTACTGTTATTTATAAGCAGGTTAATTACTTCACCAGAGAAGCTGCAGTTATACACTGATACTTACAATCATATATAAAAATTCTGGAATAAGAAATAGTAATAATTAATTTAATAAACCCCTTTACTTTTAAAGTAAATGAGTATATGATGAGTGTATAAGTAATTAATTAAGGAGAAAAACTTATGAATAAAAGCATTGAACATTTTGCTAAACGACTAATCGACGAAAACGGTAACGACATGGTAGATTCCTACTGGTCTGATACTGGTGCATTTGGGGAAGGTACAGTTTCCCATTGGCTTGCTCTAAAACCAAGATACGAATGGTCATCTACTAATACATCTTGTCTACATGAGCAATTAAAACCATTTATAGATTGTCTAAAGAATGATAAAATATATGGTTATGAGACTGATCTAGAATTAGCTGTTGTAGGAGACTATATACTTGGCGAGGATGGTAAACCTAAAAACTTTAACCCCTTCTCTAACGGTACTTACAGGAGAAGGAAATGAGGGATCGTCAAAGACAAAAGGTTTACGACTGGGAAAACAAATCTAGTTGGAGTGGTAAATCTACTAACGAACTAAACGAACAACAATGTTTATTTATTATAAATAGTTTAAATAAAATTTATGCAGATATGCGTGTTGAAACGAAGTTTGTAAACGGTGACAGAAGGTATGCCACTTGTGCTTCGTATGTTGTTAACCATGTTATAAAACTACCTAGACAATGGGCACTATGCTGGTCAGTTGTATTACACGAATATGCTCACGCTTTATCTTCCGATAGAAAGTATAAAAAACTTCGTAACCGTGCTATAGAACCACACGGGAAAGAATTCGTAACAGCCTTCTGTGTATTGTTGCATAAATTCCACCCTGACCAACCTAGTTATAAAGAACTGAGTCAAAGTTTACGAGACGCAAATGTAGACTTTGAGCATATGGAAAGTTCTAAACTACACAAACAGATTGGTAGAAAAACTATTAAGCTAACTAAGGTTAAGGAAGATAAAGATTACGACCTTACTACAAGTCTACTTAAACTTAGTTTAGAAGGTAGAAGAAGAACTGCTGCTGGCGACGGTCACTATAAACCTAAAACTAAAATGAACAGAGTATTGTGTGTTTTAGACTACTCTATTATTTTTCTATACAGAGATAAACCGATTACCTACAAACAACTAGAATCAAGTTTCAAGAAGTTACCTGTTGTTAACGATCACTATAATAAACTAATACATAAAGTTATAGATAATCATGGTAAACTAGAACTTAGCTTAGTTAAATATATGATTAAGCAAGGTCTAATCGTTGCTACTTCTACTCAAAACAGGGGGTAGATTACCCTTAACTCCTAACCAAAAACTCCCTGGTGACGATCTAGGGAGTCAGTTTTTAGACTTTAAGCCCAAACTTTAACCTTCTTACCACCCCAGTACTCCACAGCGTGTCCTTCTGTTATTAGCATAGCACAGATATCTTCACCATCTATCGTATGCGGAATACCCAGTATCCTGCCATATTTACCTTTACCCAGAGATTGTACTTGTAGCTTTTCTCCACACAGTTCTATTAGTCTTTCTTTTGCTTTTAACCCTAATGCTTTTTCACCAAGATTTCTTGTTCTGCTTTCTGGTGTATCTATTCCTGCTAACCGTACTCTTTGTTTAGATAAGATAACATTAAAACCTAAATCAATATGAACATCTATTGTGTCTCCATCGATAACTCTGTCTAATGTGCAATTGTAATAGAATGGTTTAGGCATAACGTGTTAACTCAATTGTGATATTTCCATTAGTTTTTACTGAAACATTGCCGACAAGTGCTTGAGCTTCATAGCCTAATGGATCAGTGGGTGTACCTATGTCAATCCAATAGTTTCCCGTGTATACTTGTAACACACCAATAGATGTATTCCAAATCAAAGTTCCTGGATCAAAATAGAGCGTATTTCTTTCAGAAGTTGTTATCTGTCTTGTATTATCTGGGTTAAACTCACCTAGATTAATTTCTAGTACACGCACCAACCTGTTGTAAGTATCAGATTCTACCTGAGGAGACATGCTAATAGGTAAACGTGTAGGAAGTAATTTACTCATCTGCGTCCATCAGATTTTACATCCATTCTTGTTGCACCTAAACGCCAACCTACATTATCATTACCTGTGTTAACAGCATCATCGTCTGACTCTAGTCTTAGGGTTATTTGTCTAGCTCTAGCTCGTATATCTGCTTTTGAGGTACTGGCAGCAATTTGACTTGTGCTTGCAGTAGTTAGTGTATCCCCTGGATAATCTCTAGTTTTTAACACTATGTTAACTTTGCCTTCACTACTGTTGCTTAAGAATTTAATATCAGGAATGATTCTGTTGATAAATGCGAAACTTTCTCCGTCACCTATATCGAAATCACTACTTTCTATAAACACGTTAGTCATAGGAGATCCATCATTATCGTAGCCAAACTCTTGTTCATATAGATAATTACTTGTAGTTGCTCTAGGGTAGTTTTCTACACCAATATCTAGCCATGCTGTTCTATTTAATTGACCTATAGTCCAGACCTGTTCTGTATAGTTAAAAACTACATAACGGTCTATATCATTTGAACTAGCAGAAGGGTAGTACCAACCTACTTCATTGAATTGACTATTGTTAAATGCAAAAACTTTAAACGCTTGACCTACATTAAAATCATCAAACACATAACTCAGTACACTACAAGGTATTTTTTGCACTGCTCCGTTATACACATAAAAACTATCGTAACCCATCCAAAATATTCCACTAGAACTACTTATAGCACCTTTAGGACTTATAAGACCACTACTGTCGTTAATTAAGTTTAATCCAAATGTATACGGTGGTCCAATAAACTGCATAGAGTATAACGCTGTGTCAGTCCAAATTAAAACTTCTTGCCTAGCTTTTATCCCACCAATTATTTGACTACCTTCAGAAAGTCTTAGACTACCTGCTGTGTTTGTAGTGGCAGGCTCAAAATCAAGTGGATTCTCTTGATCACTAAAAGCTACAAGCATAGGATCTAGAGTACCCGTTCTTGAACTTCCTACTATTGCATCTGCTCCTAAAACTATAACATGTCTATCTGTTTCACTAACAAGAACTTGTAAACCAGCTGTTGGTACTAAGTTTGCTCCACTTTTTGTCGATAAATCGTAAGCTCTTGTTGTTACAGCATTAGTCGCGTCCCAATAATATACTCCACCACCACGTGGATTAATAAGTAAATCTTCACCGAAATTATCGTGTGACCAAAGTCTAAGTTGGTTACCTAAAGCTAAAGCAGTAGAGCTGCCCCATGTTGACTCTCCCCAAAGACCCACACCCCAACCTGTGGAAGTTACATATATATCTAAACCTGTAGTAACTTGATATGCTCCTACTGTGCTGCTACCACCATTACCACTGTCTCCTGCTGCTGCTAAAACTGTGTTTCCACTAGTGTCTTTAGCTTCGATTGTGTAAGAATTAGCATTAATGATAGTAGATATTTCGTACTCTTGATTTAATACATTTGCTACAATATTTCCACCTAAACTAGCTGCACCACTGTATGTAACAAAATCACCAGCTATAGCTCCATGCCCTGTATCACTAACAGTAAGTGTAGCATCTCCGTTACCTACTTTAGCAAAAGTTACATCGCCTGCTGAAGTTGTTGATCTAATTGGAGTTATATCATTAAAAGAAGAACCTTCTTCTATATAGTATTTTTTATTTGTACCTAATCCTAAAAGTTTCGTGCCTGTTAAAGTAAGCCAACTATGTAAAGCTCTACATGTACCTAAAAAAGTGTTAGAGTTATCTTTACGCCACCCACCTATTTTTTGTGGTCTACCTGCTTTGAACCTGACTAAATTAGCATCAAACCACCCACCTTCGTTATCATAGTCTGTACCTTCTTTCATGATACCAGGTTTAAATACAAACTTAGATAAAGGCATTACACTTGACTCCAGTCTTTACCTTCAAATAAAAGAGCTTCTGCTTCTCTTCTTCGTACCAAGCCTTCTAACACTTTTCCACCTGCTTTGTTCCAGCGTTTTATTTGTTCAGGAACTCCATTGTAATTACCTAAATTTAAACATTTAAGCAATGTACTTGAGTTTAAATTTGTTGGACCAAGATTGTACGTCCATGAAACTAAAGAATCAAACATACACTGTTCTAACTCAACATCCACTGCTTTTTCAACATGTTCGCAATACTCTAGTAATTCCTGCATAAGCATAGATTCAGCTTCTTCTGTAGTAATCGTATCACCTGCCTTAACATTTTTAGTGTGCCCATAGCCAATTGTCCATACATCAACAGCATCTTGGTATGCGGTTAATTCACAACCTTCAAATTTTTTAATTAGTGAGATTCCTTCTTTTGATATATTCATTCAGTTTCCTCAGAAGTTGTTACTTTCTTATAATATATTACTACTTCTTTGAGTTCATTAATATACCTTTTAAGTTCTTGCATGTTGTAAGCCATCAACTCATAGTCAGGAACAGACATAGCAAAGAAAACTACTTGCCCTTGTTCCTTCTCAACTCGAACTAAAAACTCTTCTATGTTTTTGTCAGAAACTACAAACCAGTATGGTTCTTTTAAATCTATTTCACGTGGCATAACAGGTTGAGCAAAAGTTCTATCTATAGGTTTAGATATAACCTCTACTTGTTGCCTGCTAGGAATTAGGCTGCAATTGGAGACCATCATCAAGACTGTCAATATTACGACTGTCTTCTTCGATGCTCTCAAATACTTTTTTAGTTCCATTATTTACCCTTGGCTCTAATAATCCAGGTTTTGCTGCTGCCAGCTTAGTTAAGTCGTGTCTCTTAAATATGTCTAGATAACGATTCATTTCTTTTTCTATCTCTTGGTTTCTAGACTGTATTGTAAGTAAACCCTCTGTTTGTATTTTAAAGTCATTTTGTAATGTCTGTATTGCAGCTTTCTGTTCTTGATCTCTAAGTTCAAAAGCTTGATTTAAGGCAGAAAGTCTAGTGTTTTCACTCCACAATAAATAACCACCTAATCCTAAAATAAGTATAACACCTATCAAAACTTTACTCATTACAAAATTACAGTCGTTAGGACAGCTATGAAAACTGCTCCAATAAAACCGAATACACTAAATGTTGCTGTTTTAATAGTAGAGTTAATATTAGTGATTTCTTCCTTTATGTCCGAAAACTCGTTAAAAGCTGTTTTCCATCTTTCAGCACACTGTATCTCGTGTTTAGCTAAATCATTTGCTACATCGTTTGCTGTTGCTTTTTTAGTAGTCATCCGTTTAAAGGGTTATCGTTTTTGTTTTCTAGTTTGCTTATATTTTTTTCTAAAAACTGTAAGTCGGCTTTTATCGTGGCTATGTCTGTTTTTATTTCTGTGACATCAGGTACGACCAAACTGTCTATTGACTTGTTTATATATTCGACAGAAGTTTCTATATTAGCAAAGCGTTCCTCTATAGCTTGCATATCGTCTTCAGCTTCACCTATACCACCTATTTTAGCCTCTAAATTTGCTATTCGGTTAACATAGGTTGCTCCTGTGTAACCGAAGCCTGCAAGAGTTGTAACTATTGTTGCCAGAGCAATCAATTGTCCTGTTTTGCTTTGAAACCAATCCATATAATCCTCCTAAAGTTTTGGTTGTAATTCTATTATATCGTTCATTTTACTAATATTACTACTAGCAAGTCCATAAAAAGCATTTAGATTATCTGGCATAGATGTATTATAGATTGTTTTAGATTCATACCATTGGTTTTGGTCCAATAATGCAACTTGTGTATAGCTATTAAATCCAGGAACAAACCCCATATATGCTATAATTGTGTCTTCTGAACCGTACTCTCCTGTTTCTTCTTGTTCTGCTTCAACTTCTTCTTGTGCTGTTTGTAAATTCTGAGCTATTAAATCTTCCACTAATGTATCTGCATCAGTAGATGTGTCCATAGAGTTTATAGATGTGTCCATTTGATCCTGTACTGTGTTTGTGGTTGTGTTAGCAGAAACTACAGAAACGCTAATGCCTGTTGTACTGTCTAAAGTGTTGTTAGAGGAGGTATCAGAAACGGACATAGAGCTCATATCTAGAACTTGATTAGTTTGTACTGCAGCAGAGGCATACTGATCAGACATACTAGGTGAACTACTTGTGCTGATACCTGCGTTTGTAGAAGAAGACCCTGAAGAAGTATTACCAGCAGCTACACTATTACCTGTTGCATGGATTGATACACCTGATTTAGTCCCACTAATGCTTTTAGATGCTGTGTTTAGGGTAGAAGCAACAACCCTTAAAGCTGTGTCTAAACTAATAGAACTTTTACCTGTAGCCTCTTCTCTTTCTGCTGTTTGAAACTCTTCTTCAAAAACTTCTTCGAATTCCTCAACTATTTCTTCTCTTTCTAATCTTTCTTCTTCTATTTCAGCCTCAGCCATCCTTTCTTCTATCGCTTCGAAAACTTCTTCAACTGCTTCTTCTTCAAATATTTCTTCAATAAATTCTTCTTCAGGCTCGTCTAATTCAGCAAATTCTTCTTCATGCATTTCTTCTTGATGTCTAGTTTCTTCTTCGAACCACTCTTCTAATTCTTCAACATTATTAAACTCAATAAATGTTTCTGGTTCACTGTAATCTTCAACTAAATATGTTTCTTGAAATGTAAACTGATCAATAAGCATATCGTCTTGATGCTGTAGGTCGAAAATATCCATTTGCACATCTAAGTCATCATATGAAGTAACATTTGAGGTATTGAAATCTATCATGCCCTCATCATTAAAACTTACATCATTACCTAACCAGTCATCAACTTGTTCTTGACCAAACTGGTCAACATCTAAGGCGTACCAATCGGCATCTGTAAATCCTTCGCACCTATTCTCGTAACATGGGTCATTGGGGTCTAACCACTCATCGTATTCTTCATCGTACCACATATCTTCTTCTTGGTAGCCATAATCAGTTTCCTCATCAAAATAAGCAACTGAATCTTCTTGACTGTAACCTTGGCAAAAAGGTGCATATTGTGGGTCTTGGTCGCATTGTTGATCGTCATAAGCATCCCAATATAAAGGACATGATTCATTATAAAGCTGAGTTATATTACATTGTTGTGTTTGATAAGCGTCAGCGTACCCAGTACAACTTGAATCATTAAGTGGATCGCTACAGTCTACACTATTACCAGTTCCTACTCCGTACAAAGAACCACCATTTTCTAAAGTATTGTTTATAGATATATCGTTCCAGTTAGTATTAACGCAAGAAGAAGAGTTAGTAGATCCTGTATTACATTCATCGTGGTAATAGTATTGATAGATTTGTTTGCTGCCACTTCCTATTTCTCCAATAAGTACATCATGCCTATCAATATCAAGTTCACCATATCTAAACTCAAAAGTATCATTGGGGTATAACCAAACTTCAAAACTATTATCCGTATTGGCTTCATTATATTCTCTCATCTTATACCAACCAAAAATAGTATAGTCAGCAAAAGCCTTGGCTC